GCTGTATCCCAAGATACGTTAGTACCATTAGTTTTTAGGTACTTGCTTGCCTGCCCGGTTTGCGAGGGTAGTAAGTTGTTGATTGCTTGCGTTGCAGAGGTCGCACCGGTACCGCCATTAGTCACTGCAAGAGTGCCACCAATAGTGATGGTGCCGGAAGACGTAATAGGCGAACCGCTGACCGTTAACCCCGTAGTACCCCCCGAAAGAGCCACAGAACTGACCGTTCCGGTAACGACTGAACTGGGGCCAAGCGCAAAGTCAGTTGTAACCGTATCGTAGAAAATGAACCTAGAATCCCCAACTGCAACCGCTACCCCAGTGCTAGTTGATGTTTTGATGGTGATTGGTTGGTCAGAAGCGTTCTTAACAAAGTAGAGCTTGCTAGTCGCTGGAGCTACGATACTAATTGGGCTAGCGTTTGTCCCTGTAATACGAAGTATTGCTGTGCGGGATTGGTCAGAAGCACCATTGGCTACTGTAAGCGTAATTGGGCTAGAAGCACCAGTAATTGAAATTTCTACGGTACCAGCAATTGCTTGCTCAAGGATAGTGGACAGGTTGGTGTTAGTTACGTTGCCCCAAAGCCCGCTTTTCTCGCCTGTAGCCATTAACTCCAGACGGAGTAACGGGGAGTATGAACTTGCCATTACGCTTGCCCCTTATTGATTTGTTCCTTGAGCCTACTTACTTCCGCGCTTAGTTCTTGTACAGCCTTGATAAGTGGGGCAATAAACTGGTCATACCGAAGTCCGTGAACATCAGCCCCCTTGTCATAAACGTGCCCGCCAAACGAGTTACCGTCTAATACTGATTCAACTTCTTGGGCTAGAAGGCCGTAGTTAACAACATTAGTAGTGTCAGAAGTCCACTTAAACGATACCGGGCGCAGCGCGTTAACAAATTCGAGGCCCAAATCCGAATCTTGCACGCCGCTCTTTTGTCTGGCGTCAGACGTATTGATTGTACCGGTGGCCGCGTAAACAACAGCCCAGCGATTCCCCGCAGTACCTAAAGTACTAAAGTTGTCTGTATCGGGGTAGAACGAGTTTGCAGTTGCAGTTGCTCCAGCTAGTACATCTTCCCAAGCAATATTTGCGCCGTTTGTAGTTAAGTATTTACCGGCTTGAGAAGCCTGTGAAGGAAGCAAATTGTTAATGGCGCCGTTTTGCGTTGCAGAACCAGTACCGCCATTTGCAATTGCTAAAGTACCCCCAACAAGAAACGTACCCGAAGTTGTGATAGGACCACCACTAAACGTAAGGCCCGTGGATTGGGGATTGATTGCTACTGAAGTTACTGTGCCTGTTACGTTAGAACTAGGGCCAAGAATGAAATCTGAAATGCTAGTGTCGTAAAAAACAAACTTAGACGTACCTGCCGCCACTTCAACCCCAGTGCTAGCCGAAGTCTTGATAGTGATTGTTTGGTTAGAAGAATTTTTGACAAAGTAGCTCTTGCTACTTGCTGGGGCTACAATTTCTACAGGGCTAGCATTTGTACCCGTGATAATAAGAATTGCTGCTCGGGCTTGGTCAGACGCTCCATTATTAGTTGAAAGCGTAATAATTGCCCCAGCCCCGGTAATAGAAACCGTAGTTGTGCCCGCAACCGCTTGCTCAAGAATTGAAGATAGGTTGGTGTTGGTAATGGTCCCCCACTGACCATCCTTTTCACCAGTGGTCATCAACTCCAAGCGGAGTAGGGGTGAGTATGTACTAGCCATTACGTGTGCCTTTCCTAGTTATGCTGCTATTGGTACAAAATTAGAGTTCTGAGTGTCATCTACTGGCACTAGGTTGGGGGTCTGTGCATCGTTTACCGGAGTGTAATTTGGGTTCTGTGCATCGTCAATTAAGCCCCACTCCAGCAGCCGCCCAAGCACGCCGGTAGCCTGCACCCCGGTAACAAACACGAAGGTGCCCCCCGTGAATGATACAGTACCAACTTGGCCGGTTCCGGCTACTCCAGCTACTTCTACAATTTTTTCAGTAACTACAGAAACACTTCCAATTTGCCCGGTACTTGATACCCCCGTGACGTTTGTAGTTGCCCCAGAATTTACTTGTACTTCATTTACAAAACCAAACGCAACAACTCCGGCTACATTTATTTGAACTACATCTACTTGTACCGTGCCGATGTTTCCCGTTGCTTCTACGCCGGTTACATTTACGTTTGTATTTAGTTCAGTTTCTACAGAAACACTTCCAATTTGTCCGGTGCTTGTTACACCCGTGACGTTTGTAATTGCTTCAGAATTTACTTGTAAAAAGCCTACTGAACCAAACGCAACAACCCCGGCTACATTTATTTGAACTACATCTACTTGTACCGTGCCGATGTTTCCCGTTGCTTCTACGCCGGTTACATTGACATCTTGAGAAGGCACCGCAATTGCAGTGCCTAGTTGGGTAGTACCGGCTACGCCTGTGACTAAGACATCAATACCAAACGCTACAGTAACCGAACCTAGTAACCCGCTAAGTTGTTGCCCAGTTACGTCTACGTTTGCGTCTGTGGTTACGTTGGCCGTACCTACTTCCCCGGTCCCGACTACGCCGGTTGGGTATACGTTTGCTTCGGCTTCTACGGCAACAGTGCCGGTCTGCCCGGTACCTTCTACACCTGTAACTAAGACATCAATGCCAATCGCTACGCTAACTACACCAACTGCACCGGTTGCTTCTAGTCCAGATACCCCGAACGCAATGTTGCCTTGGGTTATGACCGTGGGCGTTGTTATCTGCCCTTCCATGTTGTTGCCGGAGGGGAAGACGTTGGCAGCGGCAGAAACCGCAAGTGTTCCGGTCTGCCCGGTGGCTTCAACCCCAGTTACGGGAACAAGTGTGGCTAGGTCAACTACAACTGTGCCGGTCTGTCCTGTGGCTTCTACGCCTGTGGTGGAGACGTTCGCGCTTCCAGATACAGCAACCGACCCAACAGCACCAGTGGCTTCTACGCCCGTGATGTTTTCAACAATTGCGTTGGCCTCAACCGCAACGGTGCCGGTTTGACCGGTAGCTTCTACGCCCGTGGGGTATACGTTGGCAATGCCGGATACGGCGACAGTGCCTGTTTGTCCTGTGCCCTCGACCCCTGTTACATCTACAACAGCAGTGCCGGATACGGCTACAGTGCCCACCGCACCGGTGGCTTCAACCCCGGTGACGTTTACAGTTACGTCACCTTGGGTTTGTACTTCTACAGTGCCTACAGCACCGGTAGCCTCGACGCCCGTTACATTGACGGATACATTCGGGCTAACCTGCCCGGCTAGCGCAGAGAATGGTGCTTCTGAAAACGCGCTATAGCCGAGCATTTAGGGGCCTTTTTAGGGGATGGGGCCTACTGGTGTATCTGTGGTTGTGTCGGTGACGGGTTCTTCGGGTGCAGGTGGGGTGCGGGGGTATTCGACCCATTTTACTTCCGTTTGGGACCACTTCCAAACAGTTGTTTCTGTGTCCGGTGGTTGGTGCGTACGCACAATCCAGCCCGGTGGGTACCACCATACTACTTCAAGGCCGACGCCTTCTTGGATACTCGGAGGGTCACCAACTTCAATCCACCCTTCGGTACCATCGGTCTGCGGCTGTGGAATAGAACCGTTTTTGGAATAGAGCATGGCTAATCCTTACAGATTCGGGAATGCATCGGTGGGCGGCGCGAAGTTGGCGGTGTAGCGGGCAACGCCCTTGGTGATACGAAACTCATCTAGGTATCCCCAAGTGCCGCTGGGTCCAGAAGCCCCAAAAATTAGTTTATTCTGGCTACTTATGTTAGAGGTCTGTGAAGAACTATAAACAGACGTACCATTTACGTAATAGGTAAACGTGCCATTTGCCTGACGAACAACGGCAAAATGCTTCCATGTGTTTAAGTAAACACTTTGTGCTCCGGCGCTTGTTACTGTATCTATAAGATTGTTGTTGCTACCCACGTAAAATAGTGTGCGTCTCCCAAAACCTGCGTCCCCAAATAACATCGTGAGAACATTCTGATTATCAGCACTTTTTAACTGCCAAATAACAGGGTAATCAAGACTCGAAGAGGTAAGTTGTAGAAAACCTTCTACGGTGAATGCGCCAGTACCAAGTACAAAATTGCTCGAAAAATCATCCGAACGAAGACAATTTTGCTGGTCCGAGGCGGTTCCGTTAAGAATCAGCGAAGAAGTACCAAACTGGAACTGGGTAGTAGAAAGTTGCGAACTGCCTACTGTCTCGTAATCTTCAATGGCCGCATTATCAAATGCCCCAGCGTTGGTGAAGTTGCAGAGCAGGCTGGTGCCGGAGATAGCAGTGAGTGGCGCCGTAGGCGGGGTAAATGCCGCTGTGTAGACGGCGGTGCCTTTGACGACGCGAAGGCTAGACATGTACCCAAAGAAGAAATCAGTCGAGGTATAGGCACGTCTTCCAATCTCTTGTGTTCCACCGGCATTTAGCGGATTAGTCAGGGTTCCAGTAGTGCTGCAAAGTGCACCGTTAACAAAGAATCTGTTAGTTCCTGACGCTCGCGTAAAAGCAACATGGGTCCACTCATTAGGGCGCACATTGTTGGTGGTTGTATAGATTTGTTGATACCCACCCTCAAAGGTCTGAACACCAATTGATATTGTTCCAGCGGCACCGTACGGATACATGTAGAACTCGTACCCACCGTTAAGGTTGCCAAAAATGCCCTGTGCAATAGCAGACGAAATGTTTGTTACGTATATCCACGCCTCAATAGTTACGTTCCCCGTGCCCATATCAAACGCCGCGTTGTCAGGCACGGCGAGGTAATCACCGTTACCATCAAAGTACCCCGAGCCGCCGTTAGATGCAGCAGAGTAGGCAGTCGTGGGATTGAACGGACTGAAGCCTTGGACGGATGTGTTGCCCACAGGAGTAATAGTAGAAGCGGTTGTGCTGTTGTCCTTGAAGCGGTTGGACTGACACGTCAGGAGAGACGTGTTAGCGATGGCTGTAAGTGGAGTGGTGGGCGGGGTAAAAGACGATGTGTACAGTGCGGTGTCCTTAATAAAACGAACTCCGCTCACATATCCCTGAAAAGTGGTACCAGCAATCTCACAAGCAGAACTTGTGCCTAGTGACCGGGTGTCCGTAAAATCTGTCAACGGGTAGATTGAGGGGTTGACTCCAGTCCCTAAGTTTTGTTGCTGTCCGTCCACAAAAAAGCGAACCACCCCAGATTGTCTGGTCATGGCAACGTGGTGCCATTGATTACTAAAAGAACTCTGCGTATATGCAGTGCTATATACATTCCCAATGCTATCTAAATGAAGCCCAACTTGAAGTTTGGTACCAAATCCACTGTCACCAAAGCGCATACCCGTAGTTTGCGAGGCTTGGGTGTATGACATTAGGGTTACGTATGCGCCGGGAGCCGAGGTCATGTAAAACCAACCTTCTATGGTGAAATTACCAGCGCCTACGTTTAGGGTATTGGTAGCCCCCACCGATAAGTAGTCGCCACTCCCATCAAAATAGTTACTCCACCCCCCATCCGCACGGCTGAAAGGACTGAACGCGCCTTGGGTGGTGTTACCGTTACGGGTGATGCTGAAGGCGTTAGTAGACGAGTCTAGGAACGTGTTGTTCTGAGCGCCGTTGGTGCCGTCGAAGTGCATCAAGGCAACCACGTTTCCAAAATACGGGTCAGAGAGGATAGCAGGGGCAGCAGGGGCAGAAAACAGGCCAAACCCCCGCGCAGATGCGGCACCAAATGTAATTGGAAGCGGAGGAGCCATCAGTACCCCTTAAGCGAACTTGGTTTGGGAAGCAAACACCGTGAACGTAGCGTTAGCGGTCTTGACGATAGTGTAGGTGTACCCATCAATCGAAGATGCATTACCTGCCGTCCAAGCCGTGCCGCCTTGATACTTTGGGGTGACGGAAGAACCATCAACCTGAACGACGTTGTTGTAGTAAGCCGTGCCACCTTGAGTGACAAGGAACGCTACAGTAATCGACTGCCCCGTAGACATAAGAGTGTTCAGGGACGTACCGCTTGAACCACGGAAATTTACCGTCCAGTTGGCCGATGCGTTGCTAGTGTAGTACAGCACCGATTGAGTGGTCACGTCATAGTTGATGGTGCCGGTAGCCGCCGTGGCCGAGATAGTCGTGGTCTCAGCAATGTCATTTACCACCGCACCAAGCGCACTCGATGAGCCAGTAAACGTCTGGGTGCCAGTAAACGTCTGTGCAACCCCAAGCGAAGCTAGCGTATCCGCCGAAGACACATCAGGCAGCGTAATAGTTGCCGAAGTTGACGTGTTGGGAGATTGGAGAGTCGTGGTCCCCGCGCCGCTAGCATTACCTTGAACTTTTAAGTTGCTCATGTTGATACCTTTTTAACTGAATACCAGCCAAGACTGACCAGTAGGCACCGAGACAAACTTGCTGCTAGAGATTGTAATGGGTCCGATGCTCTGCGCGTTGAACCCCGACTGAATCGGTGTGCTTGTGTTGATTACCGTGTTGTTGGTGATAATTGCTTGACCACCAGCGCCGAACAAGGCGTAACTCGCGGGGTACGTTACGAATACATCTTTAGTACCAGCACTGAAGTTGACCGCCGACCCAGAATTGCTGGAAGCAAGAATCATGTCCCGAGAGAGAGTAGTTCCCGACGCCGTATAGGTGCCCATGCCCACCTCCCACTCAGAGCCGCTTTGTGCAGCAATGGTGTAGAACGTGGTATTGCCATTACCAACCGCAGCAAAAGACTGAAACCCCGTAGAGGCACCGGCAAGCGTAATCGTGCCCGTACCTGTAGTGGTCGTTGTTTCCTTTACGCGGTCAGCAATGACAAGTGCCATACGTCACCTTAAGCGATGCGGATGATTGCGTTGCTAGCGTCAGCAGTCGGGAACACGATGGTGAAGTTACCCGCCGTCGAGGTCTTATCCGAACCAAAGTCCAGAACAGCGACCGCCTTATTCGACTCCGTGCTGTTGTAAATCAAAGCGCCGCGAGCCGTGATAGTTGCGGTACTCCAAGTCGTATCAGCAAAGTCAGTAAAAGCGGTAGTGCCCGAAGAGGTAGGGGTCACGTTGGTCAGCGTGTTACCGCCAGCCGTGTAGCCCGTACCGCTAACTTCGTTGGTAGTGGTGTAGACAGTGGTGCTAGCACCAAGAGTGGCCGACGAGGTGTAAAGCGCAATTTTAAAAGTGTCGCCGGTAGAGGTGGTGAAGTTGTGCACGCCTTGCAGGAGTTCCACCTTGAAGGAAGTGCACATTGCTTGAGTGATTGCCATGATTGGCTCCTTAGTCTAAAAGTTTAACTAACTCAGGGTGGCCCGCTTGAGTTAGACGATTTGCGATGGTCACGTTATGACACGAGACCGCTTCTTTCATGTAGGCAAGAACCACCCCCTTAATTGATTCCCTGAACGCTTCTGCTTGTGCGCGTACAGCAGGGTGGGAGTTGCTGCCTACATAAATAATCTTCTCAATAGCACGCTCGGTAAGTTCTTCGGGCGTAAAGCCACGATTGTTTGTGGTATGCACAACTACCCCTCCCAACAGAACTGGAACTTCTACGCTGATTCCCATTTAAGAAGCCTTAATTTTAGGTTGACCAGAACGATACATGTCTTGACGGAGTTTACCGTCGCTAACATTCTTCAGCAACGCGGTTGCTTGTATATACAACTTCTCGTACATCTGCACCAAATCAGGCTCACCCTTCATAAATCGGATGGCTTCTACAAGTGCGCCGTTGAGAAGCGCAGAGTCAAACTCATCACCAAGATACGAGGTGCCTGTATCAACAATAGAAGACGGGTAAGCCGAGTAGTTGAACTCGATTGCGTACACTGCATCGGGAGTAGGACCAAGAATAAATGCGTTATTTTGGTAGATGCCGTAGTGCTGAGGGCGACCAGTATCCGAGGGGTCCGGATATGCTTCAAAGATAAAGTTTGGGTCTTTGTTCAGCAGGTAGTGGTACGTGTCATTGGAAATGACCGCAATAGAGTATGCATACAAGAAATCTGAAGGCAGGCCCAAGAAGCGGTTGTTAGTCGTTGTTACACCGGACGTATTCTTACGCTGTACAGGCAAATCCACCATCAGGTAGATTTTTTGCTCCGCTTGTTGCGTAAACATCGCAAGCTCGCTCTCCGTGAACTCGTTTTCACAGATGCTCTTGATGTTCGCTTTCAAGTCGGTGTAGTTCATGACTACTTACCTCAACCTAACTTCTTACTCGACTTAGTACCGCGAACCGCAGCGCCAGTGCCGCGAGTCTTGACTGTTTGAGTATTAGGGACGTTGTTAGGGTAGCCCGAAGTATTCGGCACGGGTACCTTTTGCGGTTGCTTGTATTGCATGGCTCACCTCTAAGTTGTTGTTACGGTAACAGTACCGACTGCACCAGATGCTAAAAGGTTATCAGGTATTGGTAAGTTTAGCGTGTTGTTAAATCCTACCGGGTCCCACCCCCACTGTATATCCCGAGAACCTAAGTTGTTGGGTACAAGGGACAAATCTGGACGTGGTTTGCGTAATGCTTGTGGGTCTTCGACAGGGTACATACCCTGCATGTTCTGCGGGTGGTCGGGGTCCCAGCACTCTGGACAGACCAGAATGTTAGTGTTCTTGGTCCGGATAATAAGTTCTTTTAGCTGCTTTAACTTATAGCGCTGCCCGCAGCGGTCACACTCCGCAATTGCTTTCTTGCCGGAAGCAAACCTATTAGTCATTTAAGTGGGCCTATACATGCGAGGCACAAATCGTACCGGTGCCTTCTCGCGGTCCTCCGCAGCAGCCAAGTCAAACTGCTCGTCGTACATCTGTTTGAGCATGGGTATCCGCTCGGCTAATTCCGGCACTTTCATAGCGATGTAGTAAGCAAGGCCAGCAACAAGACACGGTAAGAACCTAAAGTTCATGTCTGGCGTTTGGAGACCAGTTCCAGCGTCTTGGATACGGCGTAGGCGGTAGTACACTAAGGTGTAATACGATGATTGATTGGGGATAGGCCACACCGTAATGGTCGGGTTGTCGCGCAGGCGCTCAATGAACACCTGAATCGGACGGCCTTGAACTTCTTTGTTTGGAATTGTTGCGTACGTGCTGACACTGATACGGGACACAGAAAGGTCTTGTTGGTTCTGACCACTACCGGTTCGTATAACATGTTCTAGTAAGTCGATAGTGTCAGCAGGTAGATTATATGTAGCAGTGCCTTGCACCATCGGAATGGTGCCTTCGTCAATCGTCCACATGTTGATGCCCCGGTTTGCCCACTCGATAGTAAGCAGATTCATACTGCGCCGGGCGGTACGTAAGTCGTAGCCGGAGCGCATCTCACGGCCAGCACGCTCCCATGCTTCCTCCGCAATCTCGGTGAAGTCCATGTTAAAAAGAGCGGTGCCGGATGTAGTCATCTATGTCTCGCGGTTTTCTTAGCAATGCCTTTAGGTTGGGCTACGAACTGCTTTCCTGCTCTTTTGCCCTCTCTCTTCGCTCTAGTCGTTGCAGCATATTCTGACGAAGATAGCGACTTAATCGCCGCTTCTGGTAGGTACCGTTCTCCTGTAGCTTTGGGTCCCTGCGTTGACGGCTTACCACTCTTCGTCCTCCACTTCTGCGCGGTCCAATCTTTCAGGCTTTGCTGAGGCTTTTTCATTTCAGTCTCTGTACCCGCCGCCGCGCTTCTTGTATTGCATGGCTAACATTTGCGCTTTGCGTGCCGACCACTGCCCCGGTGCGCCGCCCTTGCCACCAGCCTTAATGCTGTTAAACAAAGACTTACGCATACCGGGCTTTGTGTAATTACCAGCCTCGTTAACCTTGGATTCTCCGCCTTCCTTGAAGCCCTTTACTTTAGGCATCTTGGCTTTGCTGATGCACCCCATTCCTCGGCTAGCACGCATAATTACACCATTTTGCCTTTCGTGTGGCCCTTCTTGCAGCAGCCGTCACCGCGAGAAACCGAACCGCCCTTGGCGTATTTCTTAACCTTACCGCCCTTCTTCATCGGGCGCTCAAGGCCGTATTGCTCCCCTTCGGGAAGTTCGACACTACCACCATCAATCGGGAGGGTACGCATCTTGGGCTTGCCCTTCTTCATGGGAGCAGGCATGCCCTTCTTCTTCATCTTCATGTCCTTCGGAGTCATCTTCTTCTTGGAAAGGTCCATAGTTTCCAATGGCCCGGTCTCGTCACCTAATCCTGCTACGCCGTAGTCTTTCATGATTACACCATTCGTCCTTTGGTTTTACCGCGTTGGGCGCAACCATCACCGCGCCTAGAGACAGACCCACCACTTGCGTACTTTTTAGCAGAACTGTTGTTTTTCTTGACCTTACCACCTTTTTTAAAGCGGTCCCAAAACGGGGTCGATGATGGGTCTTCAAACTTATCGGATTGCTTCTTTGCTGCGGGCGTTTCTTCTAGTGGTACACGGGTGCTTTCAAACCTAATTTTACTACCTAGACTGTTAATTTCGTCTTCTTCAGTATTCCTAGGTTCGGTGTTCTTAGTGGGGATGTACCGCTTTGTATCAATATTTGCGGCACTTCCACCGCCAGCGGATACGTTATCTCGATTGCGCCCCGAAACAGCCGGAAAATCTTCCTTAGATTTAGTGCCCCCCGCCATTTCGGTAGTGTACTTTTTACCGTTCCAAGTAAATTGACCCTTACCGGCCTTACGAGCATCGGCAAACGCTTGCTTAAACGTCTTATCACCACCAAAAGTAGTGGTGCCGCGCCCCGTACCCACATCAACATTTTTACTACTACCCAATACTAAAGGCTTATCGGCCTTTCTAATGTTTGCTCGTTGTTTTTCCCGCGTTACCACTTCGGTGTTTTTATCACCAATCCTACGTTCTTCTTCCTCTTCGTAGGCTTTAAGGGCGTTACTCCCTACCGGGGTGCGCCGTAAATTTTTATCGTTTGCCATGATTACTTGCACCCCTTCTTCATCATGCCGCCCTTAGCCATGCCATGCATGCGCTTTTCGTGGCCCTTGACCGCCTTATTAGCGACCTTTTCCATACCTACACCACCACCCTTAGCCATCTTCTTAACCTTACCGCCACAAGCCATCTTGCCCTTACCGTCAGCAGCAAAAGCCGGAACCTTCTGGCCGTTCTTCTCAACCATCGGCATACCACCCGAAGCGTACTTCTTCATCTTGCCGCCACAAGCCATGCCACCCTTCTTCATTTCCTTGCCTACCATCTTCTTTGCTTCAGCCATTTTTAATTCTCCCGACCCAGTTTTGGACGGTTTGGGTTTCCCAAATTCGGATAGCCGTCCATACAATTGTGAATATCGCAGCGATAGCAGGTAATACTTCCATAAGCGTTCCTACCACAGTTATCACGGATGCTGCGTCGATTGCGGTTTTTACGGATTCTTGATGGTATGTCATGTCAGCACTTCCATGCCCGCAGGCTCTTGTTAATCCGAGAGTTTGGGTCGTTGGCAGTTTTTGCGCTTGTTAACTTCTTCTTCATGCCTGACATACGCGCACAAAAAGATTTCTTACGAGCGCCACCCTCCGGTTGCGGGGCCTTAAGCCCCGGCTTCCCCGGATTGGCTGCGTTATAAGATGCGCGACCCTTGGCATTCAACCCACCCTTGGGGTTTTTGCCTTCCTTGCGTTGCCACGCCGGGGTCTTAGCCATAAATCACCGTCACGCCGGTAACGTTGGTAATATCTACGTATACGCCCGTGCGAAAGAGAATACCTTCACCCGGAATCAGGACGTAGAAATTATTACCGGTACCGGCTGGGGTATCCATATCGAGAAGAAGCTCGCCAGTATTGTCAGTACCGTCATAAAACTTAACAGAACCAGCACTTGCGCCAGCAAGACCGTAAACTGCCTTAACCCGCGTACGATATCCAACCGCCTGTCCATCAGCACTTAGTCGTACTGATTTAACATCATATTGCATCGAGGCCATGTGAGCCTCCTATTAGGCAGGGGTAACAGCAGTGGTACCGTCAGCATTTACCCAAGTGCTAGTAGCAGTAGCGCCGGTAGCAATCTTCAGGGTGCCCAAAGTGGTATTAAAAACAATCGTGCCAGCGGCCTTGCCAGACGTATTTACCGAATCAGTAGCATCGGCAATTTGCGTTGTGGTAGCAGTGCGAAGTTGAATGTAGCCAGCAGTTGCATCAACGTTGCCAGTCACGGTACCAGTTACGTTGCCGGTGATGTCACCAGTAAGGTTGCCAGTAAGGTTGCCAATAAAACCGTTAGTCGAAGTTACTGGACCAGAAAAAGTTGTCGAAGCCATGATATATCCTTGTGTTGTAGCACTACGCCCGTAAGTCTCTACAAAGTCTGCTAGGTCAGTCGTACGGGCTAGGTTCCCTAGATAGTTGTTTTATAACACCACGCAGGAAAACAAGCAACAAGGAAAAGAAACACCCCCACGAGGGGGGTGTCGGCCAAGGGATACTATCCCAAGGGAAGTACAACAAATATATCACTTCTTCCAGAACGCAAGCCAGTCGTGCTTGGTGCTATCGTGGATTTGCTTTTCGGCGTTCTTCCATGCATCCATGAAATAGCCAAACTGAGTAGCAGTGATATCGCGGTAAGCCGACGACCAGTGAGCAATAACTTCTTGATAGTTCATAGGGTTCTCCTTGGGTTAAATATGTTGCAGTGCAACATTATACGGCAAAAGAAAGGGGGCGCAAGCCCCCTCTCCCTACAACTTTACTTCTTACGACGCACCCGGCGAACCGAACATACCCAACGGGTCCGAAACACCGAACGAATAACGCTCGCGAGCCTTGTAGCGGACATTGCCCGTATCGAAGTCACCGTCCATACCAGTGCTCATCGGAGTACGAACAAAATGCTTCAGGCCGTTCGGAACGTCAGTGGTCAGGAACCATGCGTTCGTGTCGGTCAGGTAGTGGTTGACCGTGTAGCCTTCCGGAATCGAACCGTTGTTACGCAGCGCGTTGATATCGTTATCAGCGGTTGCGACACGTTGGTCGGTTTCCAGCAGGCGGGTGGCAACGAATTGCAGGGCGGGCGGCACAATCAGCTTGCGCGGCTTAGCAGCAATCAGCAGACCACGTTCGTCGGTCCACGCAGCGATTTGAATCACAGCGGCTTCCAGCGAGGTTTCGTTCAGGTCAGCGCCCGTCGTGGGACGGTTGCTGTTGGTACCGCCCGAGACCAGCGGGTGAACGGTCGAGAACAACACTTGACCGTCGCCGTAGGTCGGGTTGCCCGCACCGGTGAAACCCTTGTTGAGAATGAAAGCAGCCTTGACTTGCTTGGTGTAGGCCATAGCGCGGGCGAGGGCCTTCGTGTAACGCGACGAGAGCGAGTCGTACAGGTTGTCTTCCATCGCTTCTTCAGTGATAGAGAAACCCATAGCGACAGTCTCGTGGGTGTAACGAGCGGTCCATGCTTCTTGCGCGTTGTCGTAGGCGATTGCGGCACCTTCCGACTTGACCGGGGCAGCACCAAAACCCGACAGCTTGGTTTCTTCTTCAAAGCTACGGTCCGAAGATTCGGTTTCGTAGATTTCCTTGTGCTCTTCGCCGTAACGCTTGTACTCCATACCGAACAGGGCGTTTAACCCCGGCAGGAGTTCCTTAAGTAGTTGTGAGCGTGAAATTGCCATGATTTAGCTCCTTAGACACCAAGCGGGTTAGTGTACGAATGCACACCGACGTTGAACTTGACGATGAGGTCGGGGTAAGTATCGGTAGCAGTTTCAGCAACCACATCGACAATACGCATTGCAAGGGTCGTGGTAGCGGCCAACGAAGCGCCGTTAGCGCCGACAACCAGATTGACACCCGACAGACCAGTGGTGGCGTTACCCGCGCTGAAGTTGCCCAGAGCGGCGTTCTTACCGACAGCACCAGCAGCGCCGTTGGTCAGCGAGCCGAAAGCAGCCGAGCCTTGGATTTGGAACAGTTGGTCCGGGTCATCACAGACGCGGATGTACACGTCGGTGTAGTTACCGGAAATAGCGTTAGCCGGAAGCGTTTGTCCGTAGACAACATACTTCAGGTTCGGGTCAACGTAGCGAACACCAACGCAGACACCAACAATACCTGCCGTAGCATCAGCCGACGTAGCCGGAATCTTGATAGCGGTAGGGGTTGCGGTCAGCGCTTGCGGGTTGCCAGCGGAAGTAAGTTGGATAACGTCGCCCGTGAAGAAAGCACCACTGTTGTTAGTGGATAACTTGTATTCACGAATGACGCCACCGTTAAAAGCCTGTCCACCGATTAGGTTAATCGGCTTCAGACCGTACGGGCTAGAAGTAGCGGCCATTTTGAATCTCCAAAAGTTTAAGAACCTTTACCGAAAGTGACCTTGGTTTTGCGTTCTGCGAACAGAGGCATACGGGGGTCATTTTCGCGCATGAAATTATTATCGACAGACTTAATCTGGGCTTCGGCTTGCTCGTTATAATAAGCATTCCGGTCCTCAACAAAGTCTACGGGGGCTTTGCAAAGCATCAAACCACCGATAATCACGTTGTCCTTGAATCGCTCGTCTTCGACGGTAGCAACGAAAATCTCGGGGTGGTCAGCAGCCTTGACGGGTTCCCAACCTTCACGAAGTTTTGCGGAAACATTCATGGGGTCAGCCTCGCCACGGGTAGATACGCGCACCCAATGAAACGTATAGCCTTCCTCCGGCTTCGGAGTCGGCAGTAAATCGGGCGGTGCCCAGCTACGCTTACGCTCGGTACGCGTGCGGGTGGAAAGTTCGCGGTCCAGTCTGCTCTCAGCCATTATTGTTCCTCTGCAATTTAGCAACCTCTAGGGCGTATTTTTCAAGCGGGATGTTGTACTTTTTCGCATACGCTACTTGTACTTCAGTCAGCTTGACTTTCTTTGGTGCAGTACTGCGGGTTGCAGGTGCCACCACGTTTGCTCGGCGTTGTTTTGCCGGTTGTTTTACTTCTTCCTCTTCTACCGTATCAGCGAACTGGTCCGGAAAGAGTTTTCGCATACGAGAATTAATGGTCTCGTAGTACTCATTGGAGCGGGGGTCCACTCCTTGTTTGACAAGCTTGTTGTGCAACCCCAGCGCATAGCTTGTCATTTCATCGTCAGAGCCAAACCAAGGGTTTTCTTCTGCCCAATCTCTAGCTCTTTCGTCCACCGGTGCTGGGGCGGATTGCTGCTGTTGTGGGATTTGTACTTCATTCTTTTCTTCTTGTAAAGAGGGAAGTTTAATCGAGTTTAGGCGCTCGATTTTCATTTTTGCAGTAGTAAGATGTTCCTGAGCGGTTATTACTCCGTCAGTATCTCCTGCATCGTATGCTTCCTTGTACTTACGCTTAGCCCAAGCTAACTCGCCAGCCGCAGTTTTCTTAGCTTGTTCAAGAAGTTCTTGTTGGCTTTGAGATACGTTGGTCTTTAACTTCTTGTTCTCTTCTGCGAGATGCCGTGCGACTCGTTCCAGTTCTTCCCGTTCACGCAGGGCTTGTTCCTTGGCACGGCGCTCGTCGTGATATCCCTTGCTGAAATGCTGAAGGCGCTTACGCACCTTTTCCGAATAGTTCTCAAGTTCGTCGTCGGTGACTTCTTCGGGCGGTTCTGACTTTTTGCGATTCCTATCTTCTTTAGTAACACTGCTTACAACCTCAACTTCAATATCAGAATCGTCCCCACCTACTTCTGTAACTAATTCTTCAGCTTCTTGAAGCTTCTTTACCTCGGGACTTTCAGCATCATTTCCTTCACCGTCAGGGAACTGATACTCCGTTTTGTCCATATTATTTTCAGACATTTACATCTCCTTATGCACGCGATA